GGGCCGCCGGCAATGCCATTGTAGATTTCTAGAAAATTTGAATTGATCTTGGCACCACCGGCGTATAGACTATCGCCGTCGTTGTTGTTGGGTGTTCCCAGATAGATTGGTTGATATGCCATGTTAGTTCCTAGTAATTTGTTTCATCAACATCGAAGGTGAAGTCAAATGTGTCGCTGGGTAGCGCAGTCGCTGGATTGGTTGACACCGTATATTTAGCGGTGAGCTGATCCAGGTCTGTGTTGTTGAATACACTGACAATGCTGTTGCGAATAATGCTCTGATTCTCTACCGGTCCATAGTAGTAGAGCTTCATGGTAAATGTATAGGTCCAGATAATCATTCTCTGCTGATCCAGAGCGCCTTCATAGTCGTCCTGAAAACTTACACTGTTAAGAATGATGGGCAGGTCGTGCTTGATGCCCATTTCAGGTATGTAGTTTACAGTGACATTGAAGTCGGGATTGAAGGCAGGAACAATCTGTTCAAATATCTGCAGGCCGTCTTCCTGATTCTTAGCATAGGCGTAGAGGTTCACAGTAAGGTTGTAGGGTACTGGTCCATAGACTCGCTTAGCCGACGACTGACCTACTGGTGTAGCAGTCTGGTTCATGCTATTGGTTTTTCTGGCACCGTCGTATTCAAAGGCTATGATTTCAAAGCTCAATCTGGGTACAACGGTCTGTATTTGTACATTGTCTGGGTTAGGCAACTGCTGAATAATGGTCAGCATTTTATTCTTGGGTGAATATGACAGGGGCACTCGCAGACGTTGTACTACATTGTTGTTGCCATCCTTGCGCTGTATCTGTATCTTGTTGAACATGGCACCAAAGGCTATGATGGCCTTGCGAGTGGTTCCATGGTAGTATATTTTATTGTCAAACATTATCGGTTCACCAGTTCACCAAAAGGGTTGATCTCTGTGAAGTCCAGGACATCCAGAGCCAGGGTATTGAATTGTTCGTTGTCTGCTATAGGATCATGTCCCTGTATTGTAAATCCTTCGTACATCAACTGACCAGTGTCGGCTACATTGAAGGCTGCATCATTGAGCAACAATGCACTTCCATCTTCTAAGCTGATTCCATAGTTACCAGTATCCATGTTATGCTCTGAGTCAACGATGTCAACTTCTGGTACTCCAGTGGTAACTCGTTCTGAGCTGTACTGCCAGATTTCACAGCGCAGTTTGTAGACGTGTAGTTTGCCTAACTGAAAGAAAGGATTGAGTGCATCGACATGTTTAATTTCAAAATAACTTTCTGTCAGGGGCATGTAGAGAATGTCGCCTTCACTGGGGCGGTTAGGCAAGGGCAGTACTGAGCTGCGACCATAGCCTACTACATCTTCCCAACGACTGCGCACCACAACGAATGTAGCTGTGTCTCGGAGTTCAATGCCAAACTTCTGCATGAGATCGCCGTCGCCACCATAGCCGTCTACATTCTCCAGATACATTTCCAGGGGTATGGCATTCTCAAACTTGGCCAGCACATCGTCTTCGAAGATGGTGTCTCGAAATACTTCGGTGCGGGGCAGATAGAAGATGTCAAAACCATAGGCTTTGATGGCTTCGGTAATTAGATTTTCTATGAGCCGTTGTTCGCTGGTGCGCCCGCCTGGTATGCCACTCTGGAGATAGAAGTTGGTAGACATTAGCCCACCATGAAGTTAGGTGGCTCAGTATAGGTGGTCTGCATTTCAGCTTCCAGCTCTTTGATTTCCTCTACGGCTTCGTCATAGATCTTTTGACCGTTCAAGGTAACACCGCCGGGCATCTGTATGCCTTCGAACTTTTTAAGGTTGGTACCCCACTGACGTTTGATCAGGGCCGTGGCATAGCGTTTTAAATATCTGTCGTTGTACACATCGGTGTAGACATTGGGATCAATGATTCGATAAACTTCCAGGACAATGTATTCTCCTGGATCAGCATCGGTATCCCAGCTCATGTCCAGGAACACCTTGTTCATGTGACGTTGAAAGCGAAATCCTTTGCTGCCTACCAGCAGCTGATCAATCAACGATAACTGTTGCTTGACCTGCTGATAATAGATCATGGATGTGCTTAACAAATCAAACAGATCGTTGAGACGCAGCTGATAGCGAATATCCCACATGTAGGCCTGGCCTGTATTGATGGCAGTGAATGGCATGACTCGGACCACACCAACTATGCTGTCGTCCAGGGGAATATATCTTAGGTCTGTGCTGCCCAGAACGATGCTGCTGACGGTTGAACTAACCTGAGTATTGGCACCACGAACAACTTCACTGGTCTGAAATGTACCAACTATGCCTTTGATCATTAGACTGGTGCCAATGCTGCTGACATCGCCAGGTATTTCAACACAGACTGTGCCACGGGCACCGCTGGTGGCACCAGTAACAATTTCGCCCAGACTAAACTGTGCGGCCACGCTGCTGCTTAGATTAAGGCGACTGGCAGTAACTCTGTGAGTAAAATACAGTCGTTCTACAGCGTCATAATGAAAGTCTCGATAGTAGGAGAAAGCCTCGTCGATACGATCTTCGACCTGATCGTCGTCCACGTTGATTTCCACCACAGGATGCCCCAGCTCTCTGAGGCAATAGTCGATGAGACCCTGTCTGCTTGCAACTGCCATGTCTTCTCCTTAGGCCTGGGCTTCTGTCCAACTTAGACGCAGGTTGCTAACAGTAGCTGGACCTGGACTGGCATTTCTTAGAACAATGGTCAGGATATCTGGTGCATTGGGAAAGCCTGGAGTTTTTTGACTACCAGGACCACTGACTATACTGTTGCCCAGATCTCGAACCTGACTGATGTCATAGTTGTCGGCGCCTGCACTGGTAACGAAGCCGAAAATCTGTTCACCGCCTAGAGCCAGGGTGGTGTTACCGGTATGGTCAATGATCTGTGCCAAGGATCCAGCACCAATCTGAGTAACGATACTGGTATAGCCCCAGACATCTGGGAACACTGGAGTAGTTGATCCACCAAAGCTTGTTGGGTTTAGAATACCCAAAACCTGAATACTTGTATTACATACCAGACCCAGACTTCGTGTCTGCAGCTGCATGCGATTAACAAGTTCACGCACACCCCACTGCGATGCAATGCTGTTGTCCACGCTGGGTGCTACACGAATACTTAATACTGCAATACTGGTATTTCCATTAATGATAGTTTGAGCTCCCTGACGAGCATAGGCGAACGCAATGCTTCGGTCATCGTCAAAGCCACCGTCCATGATTACCGACGTACCCCAGTGCAGGATTACCGGAGCACAATCGCAGCTGATATAGGTTATGTTGGCCTGCGAACTTGTTCCTATAACTCCCCCTTCAAATTCTGTGGGAATAAAGGTTACATTGCCGGTTGTACCACCAAACTGACGTCTGCTTAGACCAAAGATATTCCAGCAGCCTGCAATCGAACTATTGGCTGACTTGCCATTGTAGGTCATGACCTCAGTATTGGTGCCCTGCTGCATTAGAATTGTTCCTGAGCTGGCCCAGTACTGTGCATCTCTGACCACCATGGTGGTATCAGCACTGGCTAAATTTACACCCGGTGCTACGGTGCTGCCCGATACCAGCTTGGTATAGGGACCAACGTTGATGATTTCATAGCGGGCCGGCAGGTTACCGGATCGCATATAGGCCTGAGTATTGACATTGTTGTTGGCAACCTTGTGACAGAACACAACATTACCGTCGGTCATTCTGAATCCAAAGCGAACAAAACCTGCACCATACCAGGTATAGTCAATGTAGCACATCTGCATTCTGGCCAGGTCTACGTTATAGCCACTGGGTCCTGATCCGTCGCATCGATCCAGATTCCACTGCGATTGTTCGGTTCTAATATTCTGAGTCAGGTTTACACGCACACCACTTACTGTGGGTCCACGATAGGGTGGCGATATCTCCATGCTGGTTGCACTGTCAACCTGAATTACCTGATAGCTCTGACCACGTATTACAATTTGATCGCCGGCTACTAATTGTTTATGTAACTTGGTATTGACACCAGTAACTGTGGTTGATCCGCTGGTTACATTGACTGCGCCCATGAGCTCTTTGGTGCTGTTACGACGAACCGCAAACAGGGTAGTACCATCGTATTCAAAATAGAAGCCGTTTTGGAAGTCAAACAATCCAACACGCACATTGGCACCTTTCCAATTTTTAATGGTCATGGACGCATTGAATCCGCCCGGAGATGAATCAGTGCTGGTACTGGTTGTAAAGAATTGTATACTGCGGGTAGAGCCTGTAGTCACTTCTCTAACAGTAAATATACCATTGTAGACATTGGTAGAACCCAGATTGGTCTCAATGCCTTCGATGATAGCAGCAACACCGCTGGTAAAGTTAGGTGTCTGCTGCAGAGTCATGGTTACCGACGTGCCAACCGCTGTAATTGTATTGATATCATAGTGTGGTGTTAACTTGGTACCAGTGGACATGGCCAGGCCCTTACCACTCTGATAACGGAAATAACGTCGAGTCTGACGTACAGCCTGGATACCTTCTTGAATATTAGACGAACTCAACATTACACCGCCGTCGCTGGGACGATGAACGAAGGTGGCTTCGGGGCGTGGCATTACGCATACATTGCCCAGAGTAGGTGAGGTTGTACCAGTCTGAACTGCTGTAGTTATATAACGGAAGGTTGTTGGGCTAGGAACATCATAGACATTCCAGTTACCATTGATGGTAGTGGTTGTTGCACTGTTGATAAGAATAGGAGCATTGGGTAACAGTCCATGTTTGCCTGTGGTGGTTACTGTGATTACCGATCCGGTTGTAATGGCAGCTCCGGCTGCAGCATTGTCCGACGTAATGGTGGACACCACATATCTCATGGGTACGTTGTTCATATCATAGTTATAGCCGGCCTGCACTGAAGCTGAACTTGTATAAATTGAACCAGAAATCTGAGCCTTGGCAATATAGGTAAAGGAAGTCAGGGTTGAGCTAACCACAACAAATGCACCTTCGGCATTCAGGTTATTGGTATACTGGACATTGACCAGATCACTGGTGTTGACACCATGAACACCATTGGTAATTACAACAATCTGAGAGCGGGGAGTATCATTTAAACCTGTGATCTGCTGCACGTTAAGACTGTTGGCACCGCCCTTGTAGAAGTAGGCTGGCATGTTGTTCAACAAGGACATGCTTTCCCATTTAATGGGCTGCAGGCCATATTCAAAGTCGGTGTCAATTAAACTTTGTCCAGCTGATATACGAATTTTGTTGGTTGGATCCTGTTGCGCTTCGGCAACCACTATTCGCTCTTCGGGCAGGTCTTCCATGATCTGTATGGGATCAGCTGCATTCATGCTGGTGGTATTGTAGTTCAGCACAAACTGCGTACCTGTGCTGCTAAATGGGCAGGTGTAGCTAAGAATTCTTAGATCAGGATCACTGAAGTTATAGAGTACGGTGTTGCTGGTAGCATTCATGACCAGCAGCAGGTTTTCCTGTGGGATTATACGATTGGGAATCGTAATGGTCTTGGTTGCTGGATTGAATGTATAATACTCACTGACTATGCGTTTTGCCATGAATTAATCTCCTAGGACTATGCTATTGGCTGAAAATGGGTAACGTGGACGTTGTTGTCTTGATGCCGATACAGTATTTATCCTGATATCTGCGACTTGACGAAATTCAATGGCTCGATAAAAAGTAATTGTTGATCCAGTTACTTTAAATGTATACGATGGTTCTGCTGTAAAATCTATGATCCACGGACCTAGCGTAGATACCTGAGCTACTGCAGGTCGGTAACTACGGTTGCCAATAAAAACAGTAAAATCTTTGTTGTCGCCATAGTGTATGCCAGTGGCAATGCTGCTGCCGCTGTCCACTTTCAAGGTAAATGATTGAGTTTGATTGTTGAAGAAATTGCTGATATCTCGTAGTACTGTGACTATACCACCACCGCCGCCACCGCCAGTTGATATACTGCTGGCAGCCCATGCGGAACCAGACCAGACTAGTGCCTGGCCAGTAGTAGGTGCCGAAGAACTTAGAGCGTAGCCACGTAGCGATATGACGGAGGGAGCACTGGTGCTCCCCCCAATATCACCGCCAACTTCAATCTTGGTTAGATTGAGTTGACGGAAATTATCATCTAATTCATTGTTGGTAAGCGGCGAACCCTTGTCAATGCGCAGTGTTAATGTTGCCATGGATTGGCTGCCTCATAATCTAGATTAGGAGACAGTGATGGTCCAGGTAATCTGCAATGTATCGTCGTTACCCTTGTTGACCGCATTGAATGTGGTACGGCAAAGCATGGTACCACCTGACACCTGCATGTTCGAGCTATTAAAGATACCAGCTTCGGTAATTGCAGTAGTGTTGCTGGTGTTGGTACGCTGTGGATTGTTGACACCAAAGGTCGCCACATAGGTTACAATGCCTGTGGAAAAGCTGCTGCTTGACAGCACTGCGCGGTTATAGCCTGCAATATCGCCACCGAAAGTAACTTCGGCTGTTAAGCTGGTGTCGTTGACTGTGGCTGTGGTTACTGAGGTACCAATGGCCATGTGTGACATACAGCTGGTCAGTGTACTGGACGAACGATTGTCGGCTGCTAAACCAGCCACACCATTGGGTCCAACCATACGAGTAGCGATATAGGTCTTACCACTTTGTACAACCAGGTTGGGAATATAGCGGCGTTCCTTCACAGTCCCGTCTGGGCCCATGAGTGTGATATCAACGCTGCCACGAAGCTTTGCTTTTTCTTCGTAATTTGTCATTTTTTGCTGCTCCTTATTTAAGTGAATGAACGCGATTCCCCGACATAGTCTTCTGCGAAGTAATCTATGTCAGCGTAGTCTGTCATGCGAAGTGTTCCATTACTGACCATAGTATTTATATTATTCAAACCGTCAAGATTGGTCAGGTCTTTTGATATGAACGATGCCAGCCTGTCGTCGCTGGTTGATAATACATCGTTCTTTGGTGCCTGGTCCAGCAGATAACTGAAGTTACCGTCTTTTTCGCCCAGTATATTCTGAATCTCTGCCAGCGATAATTGATACTGCGCCTGCAGAGCCAGCAGATCTGTGATTGAAAGTATGTCTTCATTGCCCAAGAGTTTATCAATATCCTTGCGCAGTGCATCTTGGCTGACGAGGATTTCGGTCTTGGATAAACTGATATCGAAGAATCGTTGAGTCTGTTCAACAATCTGGACATCGGTCTTGGATAGACTGATGCTCAAGGCCAGCGCATCTGAATTCTGCACTGCGTCGCTGTTGTTCTTGCCTGGTACCAGGTTAATTCCTGTGTCTGTGCTACTAATTTCATCAACTCTGGCAATTGCAACATCCAGGACAATTCTTTCACGATCATCGCCACTGACGCGACGTCCTGTGAAGCCAGGCAATCCAATGCTGACTGAATCCTGTTTTAATATGGTGGTGGCATAGGTCAGTCCATCGAAGGTCTGCAGGAAGTCGTCGGGTACGGTTGCATCGTTCAGTAGCTTGGTAATGGCAAATTTTGGAGCAACGTCGGCAATGGCTATGAAATCCTCGATGCTGCGAACCGTGGAATAGGTCAGACTAAAGAAGTCCAGGGTTCCAACTTCGTCCCGATCCATGGAACTGCGACTCACTGTTACCGATGACTGCTGAAATTCAACGTCGGGGCTAGAATCTATGGTGTTTAGTATGACTGTACCAGCTACTCCACGATGTGCAACAATGGCAACATCCAAGGTCTTGTTATCGGCAACAGTAATTTCCTCACGCAGACGTTTGCTGACGCTCAAGAACGATGCATCGGAGATAGTAATACTGTCGAAGTAGAATTGTTCTGGAGTTGGTATAAACAATATTATGTCAATTAAATCAGCCAGGCTAATGGTATCTGGAGACACCAGCTTGCTGACATCCAGATATTTGCGTTCGTCGCCAGCCAGAGAATCTGCTTTGACTGCTGCTATACTGAACTGCTGTACATCCACTGCTATGGCAACATTGTTGATTAGGTTGTCAATTTTTAACTGCAGCTGATCGGTTTCAGTTGTTGTATCTTCATAGCGTTTAAGCTGAGCTACTAATATCTGTTCTAGACTGACCACAGTATCTGTTCTAGCTCCCAGCACAACATCCATGAACACACGCTGAGCAGTAGCTATTTCGTCGTAGCGCGATGTGGCATAGGCATAGGTCAGTCCGTCGAAGGTCTGCAGGAAGTCGTCGGGTACGAAACTATCGGCAAACGTCTTGGTTATGGTAAAAAATACTGGGCCCTGAACAATGGCCAGGTCGTCAAACACTGATCTGCTAAATGATCCGACTAGACTTGCTAGATCAGCGAGAGTAACAACATCAGACTTGACCAGGGATATAGCCAGGCTTCTTTGATCATCTAAAGTCTGTGCATCAGCCTTGACTAAACTAACATCAAATCTGCTGACATCGGTTTCAGCAAAACTATCGGCCAATAACTTGCTTTGTGCAAATGCAAGCTGATCTGAACTAACAATACTATTATTGGTAAACTGGGATATGGCAAACTGGGTGGCATCCTCATTGTTTACTAGTTCAAAGAAGAATTTATTGCTAACATAGATCAGAGCCAGTACATCATCGGCAGCAATATTATCGACATTGTATTTGCTGATACTCAATGCTTTAAGTTCGTCTATGCTCTGAACTTCGGCTAGTTTACGAATATAAGAACCAACTGGTCTGAATACATCCAAGGCATCAACATTCTCTAGACGATTTAATCCTATCTGCAGAGTCTTGACGTCCAGCATGGTAACTGGATGTGTATCAGAATAGGTTGTGGTTAAAGTTCCAGAACCAGCTGTAAATGGTGTTGAACTTGTCCAAACTGGACCTCCGCTGGTTGGTACCAGGGTAAAGTTGTTGGGACTGGAATCAACGTTTACACCACCGCTGGATGTAAACAATGCCAACAGCTGTGTACCAGCAATGGCTGTTAAGGGTTCGGTAGGTGGTGTAAAATTGCTGGTATAGACTGCAGTACCTTTGACAATACGGAAATTGGTTATAAAACCGCTGTATTGTCCGCCGGCATTGCCAATCTGCATGTAGGCAAGTTGAGCATTGGAGGTGAGCCAGTAAAAGGAATTGTTTTGTGCTGTACCATTGACATATAGCAGATGCGTACCATTGTTTTTCACATAGGCATAATGATTCCAGGTATTGAACGCCAGTGTAGTATTGGATGTTAAAGTAAGGTTACCGCCGGCACCGTTGCCCTGCGTAACTGTGAGGCGGCCTGAATTCTGCGTAATGGTAAGGAAACCCGATGAGAATGTGGTGTCACCTGTACTGTTGCGCCAGATACCCTGCACACCGTTGCCGGCTGCCTGATTGCTCCACCACTCAACAGTAAAATCACCGGTGCCATAGGTAAAGGCTGTACTGGTGGCAATCTGCCAGGTACGGTTAACTATGCCAACGTTGAAGTTACCGCTACCACCTACACTTGCACTTGTGCCCGATGCTGTTACTACAAGATTTCCAGCCAACTTGTTAATGTTAAAATTGGTGGTCTCCAGACCATTGGTATTGCGGAACCCTGTGTCTGTACCAATACTAATGCTGTCTGTGTTCGGCTTGCCTTGTACAAGGGCAGTAAGATCAGCAATACCAATGGATTCCGTTTTAGTGCCAAGCACCATGTTCATGAACATACGCTGTGCTACATCAATGGAGTCCTGACGCAACATGAAGCCAGCGTAGGTCAATCCATCGAAGGTTGCCAGGAAGTCATCGGGTGCAAAGCTATCGGCAAATGTCTTGGTTATGGTAAAGAATGTACGCTGATCTGCAGCTGTCACAGCATCTTCAAGCTGTCGATTAATTATGTAAAGCAGACTAAACAGATCCAGCATGCCAACTTCGTCGGGACTGCGCGCTCCACGCACCACCGTTACCGACGATTGTTCAAATTCAACGTCGGGGCTAGGATCTATGGTGTTTAGTGTAACAGTACCTGCTACACCACGATAGGCTGTCAATGCTATATCAAAGTTGGTGCGATCTGCGTTGTCCAGAGCATCAACCTTACCTAAACCTATTGCATTGGTTGCACGATCTGTAGAATCAAAGGCATCAATCACTGGTTTGGTTACTGTCAATGCCACCAGTGTTTGACTAGCAGTCACTGCGTCTGCTTTTGTCAGTGATAGGTCAAATACTCGATTGTCGGTAATTGTCTGATCATCGACCTTGAGCAGGCTGATCTGTTGAGTAACGCTGTCTACTACAGTAATAATTTCAACCAGTCCTTTGCCACGCGTTGTTGTAACAACATCGCTGGCAGTCAATACCTCGGTCTTATTTAGTGCAATACTGAATATTGGTTGTTCGATAACAATTGCAGTATCGCGATTAACCTTGGTAAGTGTTTTAAATGGTCGGTCGTCGATTGATATACTATCTGTGTTTGCCTTGGTAATAGCAAAGCTAATTCGTTCTGTGTTGAACTGACGCTGATCTATACCGCCGCCAATGCTAATAGCATCGGCAAACAATGTTGATTTAATGATGGCAACAAAAATAAGATCAATGGTACCAACCACATCTGGCGATCGGGCGCCATAGCTGAACAGCACCGAGGATTGCGCCAGGTTGCCTGCGGCGTTGATGGTTTTGAGCTGCACCTGACCAGCCACACTGCGATAGGCAGTCAATGTAACTGCCTTGGCAGGCCTGTCGATTATCGATAATATTTCAGCACTACCAGCACGGGCCGGAGATAGAATAGTGCTGACTACAGACTTGAAAGAATCAGCCATGTTGGCTGGATCCAACAATATACCTTTGCCTGCATCAAATTTAACATTCTCCAGAGGCTCGCTGGAAAGACGTATTCCTACACCAGTTATAAATGTGTAACTAGTAGTATAAATGTCGGCAATGTAGGTTCCACCACTGTCAATTGTAGTGCTGGTGGTTCTAGTATATTCATTATAGGCCTGCAGAGTCGAACCCGTGGTAATCTGATAACCCCAGGCAAACAGTGACTGATTGGACAGCATGTTGGATCCAGCAATACCATTGGGCTGAATAAATATGTTCCTGTTTGAACTTGCTACTGAAGTAAAGGTTGCGCTTAGCCGTTGCCAGTTTTCAGTCAGAGTCAATGAAGTCTGACCAGTACGAGAACCACCATCAAAATTACCTATGGCGCAAATATATCCAACAGAACTACCATCACCTTTTAGATACACACTATGTGTATATTGAACACCGGCCTTCAATGTTTTAACATCATCTTGTTGGATATAACTACCAGCAAAATTAACAACCAGTTTGTCGGCTGTTAAGGTGCCGTCTGGTGCTGTAGTCTGATTGGCAACTGGTGTTACACCAGTCCCAGTCCAGCGCGATGTTGTAAAATCTTCGCTCCAGGTTATGATATTGCCAGCAACAGTCAACGATGTTGTTTCAATAAATGTACCAACAGATGATATTAGAACGCCTGTTATACCCTGTCTACCAATGAACAGTCGATCAGTATCTTGTGCAGTAACTGTAACACCACTGAACGATCTGTTTACACCCTGTGTTGCAAATTTATTGGACTGCAGTGTTGTCTTGTCGTTGTTGTTAATTGTAACAAGACTTGTATTTGGTGGTTGAACGTAGCTGCCTGTAAATAATCTACCTATGCGAGTTGTTGCAAGATTCCGCAATGACGGATCATATGGACCTTGTTCTTGGTTGGAAAATCCTGTTTCGGTGCCTGCAGGATTACCAAAGAAGGTGGTCAATGACATACCAATGCTGGTAAAAGATGTACCAGCACCTGTTGTAAAATACGCCATGGGCAATGGCCATATACTAGCACCACCATTGATCCTATAAGTAGAATCTACTCTCAATGTCTCTGCAGATTTAAAAATCCAGCTATTCTGACCTGCACTGCTGCTATACCAGAAACCCGAGGTTGCTGTACTTGTACCATTGCGGGCAATTATGAATAACCCTTTAACTGGATCAAATGCAATGCTGCTATAAACAGCAAAATCAACATAGGTACCATAGGTACCAGTGCTTGTAGTAAACGTCTTGGTTGCTGGTTCAATGGTATAGGTTCTCCAGCTAGCAGTAACACCAGGGCTAGTGGTTGCTGATACGTGACCATTGGCACCAACCCAGACAAATGTACCATTGCCAAAGGCTAGATTAGGATGTGCTGCATAATTATGTAAAATCCGATTGGCTGCCAATGAAGTTGATAGTCCAAAACTACCAGTCAACGAACTAAGATCGTGCAGTGTAAACAATGCAGCATAGGAACTATAGTTGGTTAGATGTACTACAGTCCAACCACTGCCATTTACTGCTCCATGATTTACAATATGACCACCATCAAGTTCTGCACCTATGGATGTGGTTGCAAAAGGACCGCCAGCGCTCCAATAAACTCCGGCTGCTGTGGTACCAGTGCTGGTTGAGAACATGAATCTATAGGTACCACTGGTTGACGAGCAGGCCAGTCCATAGATAAAGGTTGGTTTTCCACGACCAGTTACATAAACTGGAAATCCAACTGTACGCCCTTCTCTATTAATGTATGTTACCCCACCTTTACTAGTCCACTGAGGTCCAACCCTTGAATACTGTACCTGCTCTGAACTTACATTGGAAACAAAGTTTATACCACCATCGAAACTGACGAAAGTAGCCGATGGCCCAGTAACATCGTCAGTGGGACTTATTGGTCTTGCAGCTAATATAATAGTTTGCCCTGAAGTATCAGCACCAATTCGAAATTCAAAAGTTGAAGAAGCGAGAAGAGGACGTATATCTGTACCTTCTTTACCATTTTCTGAATAAAGGCATCGATAATTATTTGACTCAAAACTACTTAGAAACCAGTAATTACTAAACTGTGAATAAACTGCGTTCGATACTCTATACGTGAATGGTGCAGTACCATTGGTAGTAAATCCAGTTGTAGTCTGATTCCAGGCCTCATAATATTCAATAAGAGACTCATAGTCTGGTGCTACTCTGACACTATCGCTGGGTCGACGATCCTGACCCAGCCCTATGCGTTCTTCCATCGTTGCAGTATTATTGTCATAATAGGTACGTATGAATATACCAGAACTGGTTCCACCTAACTGAATATTGGTTATACCCCAGTTGTCGCCTGAGTTAATACTTTGTGCAGTCTGACGCCAGCGCAATATAGTGCTACTAGTCTTGGCTAGTGCTGGTAAACTGCTGGTATACTGTGCCCAACTTGGACTACCATAGGTTGAGATGGCTAATATGGTATCTGCAGTTACAAAGGTCGATCCCTCGTCAATGCTATATTCAATGACCAGATCTTCGTTTAAATCTGGTTGCTCTCCACCATTGCTATTATTACCTGCAATATAGGCAAAATTAATGCTGACCGAAGTAATAGCTGTAAAATCTATGGGTACAGTGGCTACTGTACGATTTCCTGCACCATTGAAACTAATATATGGATTGCCATAGACAGTTAAAAATCCATCATTAGAACCAATACCAGTACCCGAATTAGTTACCTGTACTGAAGCGCCAGCACTGGTGCTGGCAAACATGATAGATCCAGCAAAGGTTTGTCCAGCTACAATACCAATTAAATTTTCCTGTACACCAGTAAAAAAGTCAGCATTAGTATCAATTTGTGTTCTAAAGGTTGTATTAAAATTCCTAGTAATAGTAAAACTAATTCTTTCACTGGTATCATTTCGCCGATCTTGTCCACTACCAATGAACAAAGTATCTACTGGTAATTTACCAATTGTTAAACTATCAGCCAATGAAAAACTATCTGTTCTAGTAGGAAATCCTATGGTATATATTTTGAAAAATACATCGGAGATAACCTGCGTATCTTCAAATCTTCTGAATGCAGAAATTGTGCGTGTAAAGTTATCGATTGCCTGCACTGCATCCAGTCGACCCAGTCCATAGTTATAGGTAATGCCATCGAAGACAGCAGCCAAATCCTGCATGGTTGTTGAATCACCAAACTGTTTTCCTATGGCAAATGCTGGACGCCGATCTGCTGGATTGACTATAGAATTGTTAAACTTGCCAGAATTTTTAGCAATAGTTTCAATGACTAAATTGGTGTCACGCAGTACCTTGTTGGCTGTATAGAATGTGCGGGTAGCTGTCAATACAGCATCTTCAAGAACTCGTTGTGTTGCTAGAAGAAGAGCTATGGCTTCTCTGACGCTCTGAGCGTCAGTTATTCCTTTGCCAATTAACCTTCTCATGGCTTCAGAAGATACAATGGAATCTGCCAACTTCTTGATTGATGATTTGGCAATACGTTCAGTAACTGTTATTGTGTCCTGATTTACCTTGCCAATGACTCTGCTGGCAATTCTTTCCAACATGCTAGCTACATCGTTTTTACCAAGTCCAGCTGTTAAAGTCCGAACCTCGGACATGATTGCAGTATCCTGGAATACACGCTGTGCCAGGAAGATACGTTGTAATGCTTCGGCAACAACTGTGGCATCTGAACGTTGTACTGTGATTGCCAGCTGTTTATTATCAGCTGGTGTTGCAGCATCCTGATAACTAAATCCACGCTGCAGTAAGATGTTTTCAATGATGGACTGTGACTCATTGAACCTGCGATTAGCAGCAATGGTTCTAGAAAAATTATCAGACATGAAGATCGTTTCAAAACGATACATGATGTTCTGATAGGTCAATCCATCAAATACTCCGGTTAAATCTAAAATGGTTGTGGTATCACGCAGTAACTTGGTGACAAACAGGACCGGCCCTGGGTCGTCACGATTGCGAATTCTAACACCATCAAACAATCCTTTGCCTACTGTTAATGCCTGGTCTTCAGTTGGTATAGCCTGATCTTGTTTTACTGCATTAATTTGTTTGGCCGTGGAATCAGACTGAGTAACGGTATCCCGATTGGTTTTACCAATGGTCAACGCTAGTCGGGTATCGACAATGGTCTGTATGTCTGCAGCAGCACGCTGATAACCCGCAGATATTCTAGTTGTGTCTATCAGGCTTTGACTATCAACCAGAGGACGAGTCAGTGTAAACTTGGTTGCTGTAGATACGAACTGTGCATCTTCAAATACACGGAAAGCAGCAATACGCAGGCTGATGCGTTCTAATATAGGCTCACTGTCGCTCAGACCTTTGTTGAGCAAGAACTGCGGAGTATTATGTGTAATGAAGAACTGATCGGCCAGAGCAACCTGACGAGCCAACAACAAGATAGTTTCGTCGGACAATCCCAGGCGATCAAAGAAGTTGAATACACTGCCATAGGGATTGGCAAGGGCACGACCAACAATGGTCTGTACCTGCACCCCACGTTTGATAATATCAGCTTGACTGACCAGTCCGCCGGTAATTACTGGCCCAGCTGTACTTATTCTACCGACTTTCTGTACAAAGACAGCCGATCCACTCTGAAGCTCTGCCAGAGTGACTACACTGGAACCACTGCGTGATATTTTATTGATGGTCATGTCAACGCGTGACGTTTGGTGTCACTGTTACTATACCCTCAACAGCTCGGGTTTTTACACCGTTTGAGCTGTTGGTGATAAGAACATCGTAGACATATCTCCCATATTTTAAGGCGGCACTGGTAGTACCACGGAGATTGAGCTGTATTTCTCCGTTGGCTGGTACTGGCATGGTTACTGCAAACACTGCGCTGGCTGTGGTACTTTCATAGCTCTTACGCATCTGCGCCTGAGCACCATAGTTAGTCAGGTCCAGTGGAGCAGTATTGGTGCCATATAATTTAATGGTTGCTTCAAAATCTGATCCCTGGTCTATGGTTAGATTTGTTGTTATTGCCATGTTAGCGTTCCAGTAATTTTGTCAGCAAAGATTTGATGTCTCCGATATCGGATTCCATGTTATTTATTCGACTTTCCATGGATTCAAATCGTTCCTGTTGCTGATTATGACTTTCTTTTATCTTTTTATATCGTTTATATGCGTCGGTATTTACATCTACCACAGCATTGCTATAAAGATCACGCCTTAAATCGGTGTGATCTTTGACCTTTAGCAAATGTTCGTTATTAGGCATGAGCAATTAACCTCAGATTCTTGAATCGTGGAACACGGGCACCATTGGTTGTCAACATTACAATTTTGATTGTAAATGCAGTAAACTCTGGTAAGTCCAGTGGATTGCCTGCGGCATCTGTGTCCGTAATATCAATTTCAATTTCACTAAAGATATTACGATCATCTTCTCTGACAATGTTCAGTGTCGGTAAATATTTGTTCCAGACCTGACCTTCTAAGTCACTGTTGGCATTGCCTACTTTATAATAGATTTCAAAGCTGGCTTCAGACGGTACATTGGCATCGGCCAGTAACTTGATGCTGCTGGCTGGATTCTCCAGGTTAATTCTGCGCACAACATACTTGCTGGCTGCAGTACTACCAACCAGGCAACGCTCGTCAATGAAGTCGCGTATCTGGTAAATGCTGATGCTTTGACCTGCAGCCTGGGTGGTAAAGTTGGCATCCAGGTATAGGATGGTACCATCCTGACTTACATCAACTACCCGCACACCAGTGCTGGTGCTGTTGTTGCCAGCAACACTGCTGCCTGAGACAACTATGTACTGTCCTGGAGTAATACTGGTAAACAGGTCCGGTGTAGTTGATATCAAACTTTCAGCAATACCATCAAAGGCAATGGTAGTATTGTTTACAGTTACTGCTTCATAGTCCACATTCAATATTGATCCTGTGGCTGCTGTTCCTACTGCAGGCAACGTGGTTGGTAGACGTGTATCGCGACTTGGATTGTCGATACGATACTGACCTAACTGCATGTTCAGGGAACTTAGATCCACCAAGGGGCTGACTGCAGGGTCTGTGCTGGTCAGGGTAAACTTACCAGTAAAACTTTCTTTCCAGTTTGTGGGTGCCTGACCGCCAGCAACCTGCTGATTGTCGGCTGCACGATAGAATTCATTGACATCGCTAAGCACAATTTTCGGTGCAGTCAAGAAGTTCGTAGTGTTGAAGGTCAGTGCCTGTGTAGATCTGGTATAGGGTTTACCAGTGGTTGCTGGTAAATCGGCACCATCGTAGGTAAAGCCTGCAGTCTGTTCAGCTTCAAAGGTTAAAGTAGTTGGACTAAAGTTCAGGGTCTTGGCTGTTGGTGTAATTGCATGGTATAGCCAATTGCTGGTAGCCATGATGTCATTGCCGCCAGCTACCACCGAAGTAACTCCGGTTACTGCACCTGCGCCCAGATTGGCAACTGTGTTTGTCTGTATGACATAGCCATCAAAATCAATGGTATCAGTTGTGCTAATGGTTAATTTTGCATCGGAGTCACGAACAATGTCATTGTCAATACCTGTACCAAACAATTCAGTGATTGGTATGCCATTGATGGTTGCCGTTGTGTTACCTGCAGCATACTGAGCCAACCAATAGGCACTGGTATAGCGGACAGTATCACCAGGAGCATGACCATGATTGTCATGTCGCACACGAATCTTGTTGCTGCCATGAGTCATGACGAACGGATTTACTGGCAGGCCTGAAGCAGGGCGCTTGGCATTGACAACCCGACACACTGCCTGACTGTTGGTGTTAAATACTGCTCGATTAAGCACAAATTTCATGTCGCTTAACTGATCCTCGGTCCACAATGTACCTTCCTGTGATTTAAATAGACTACCCAACAGGGCCTGTATGCTATAGGTCCTGCTAGGATTGAATACATCGGTCTGACCCAGAGTAGCTACCCAGGCACGATAACGCACACTTTCGCTACGCAGCATGATGGCATAGTTAATATTGGGCGCCAGGTACAGAGGCTGTCTTAAGGTAAACTTGGTAGGAGTCTGGCCTGTTGGGTCGGCATTGACTTCATCAGGAAATTTAATCTGTGCTGTACCTGGTATGGGACTTGGTCCTGGCCGGCCACCGGCATCACAGAGACGCATTTCAAAATCTACTGGTACGCCACGTTCACTGCCCAGGGGTTTGGTATGGAAGAATACATCCACATCGGTAATGAACAGACCATTGGTAAACTGATCAGGTATCTTAAAGCTCTGTGCCAGAGGATCATAGAACTGAGGTATAAAGGTCTTGGTGTTGGTAATGGTTGTCTGTAGTTCAAACTGAAAGCCACGTGCCGTATAGGTTGCTTCAACTCTACTATCCCAGTCATCGGGATCGTTGATTGGGCTGGTTGTCAGCATTATGGGTTTGGTTCCGCAGAGGAACTTGTCGGTGTCAGTATCTGGTAAATCAAACATGGCAACCAGTACACCGTCTTTGTCGGTATATAATACACCTGACGAGTCACCCATGATCTGGCTGTCATCGACTGTGGTATTGACCAGAGTCTTGGGATCGTTCTGATCTACTGCTACATAGAAAGTCTGATCCAGGGTACGTGATCGTTTGCCGCCAACGTTGGTGCCACTGCGAATATAGGCCGGTGATAGTTGGCCACGCTGATTCACCAAATACAGAGTCTTGTCTTTCTGATACATGGCAACTGCACTGCCCAGATATCTACCACTGCCATAGTAATAAACAGCTACACCAGCAGTAAATGCCTTCATGTATTCTTCGCTGCGACCTGCGCTAGGCAAGGATAGCTGATAGGCATCACCGCGTGTACTGAAGCTGCGTTTTTCCTGCACATTCTGGAAGTATTCAGTAATGGTTCTCTGCACTGCTACATAGCGGGTTTCCCAGCGTGCATTTTTACCACCGCCAACACGCACACTCTGTGCCACTGTTTCAGTAATGGTTCTGGGTCTGGTGAATACATTGGGTTGTAATACACCGCCACGAACACCTGCGTCTGCGGGAATCTGATACTGTTCCTGCACATGCTTGTTTTCGTTACGTCCGCGCCATTTAGCCCAGTTACCTGGATCGGCACGCATGGTGTTGAACAACAGGGTTGGCATTTCATTGAAGGTTAGCTTCAGAGCCGGTGTTAGATATTCACCTATGGGTGTATCGTCGAAGAATGCATAGAATTTACTGTTGGGTTTCAATCCTGTGGCAACGAATACAATGGTGTTGGCTCTGCAGAATGGAGCAACTTGTTTGTTGACCATTCTGCTAAATACCTGCTGCGATTCTTCAGTCAATACACGAATTGGTCTGCGATCCGCAGCACGCATGGAAGCAATGGTGTTGGCTAGCTGGTTTTCGTTGGTATTGTTTACTGTTATGGTGCTGTATGAATTGATGCTTTCAAAGATATCAGTATCAGGATACAGCGACAATTTACCCAGATATTCAGCTTTAAGGAATGGCGCAACCGAAACGCTGGTGGTGGCCAGATCCTGACGCAGGAATGTACTGGTAGTATAGTTCAAGGTTAGTGCGTCACCGGTAATTCTGTAGTTATCTAAATCACGAGCTGAATTCATGAACTGAAGTTCCAGTCCACTGACTACTGCACCAGTAAAGTTAATCTTTTCGGTCAATACTGTATTGTTGTAGTTGGCACGTGGATACAATTCCTGCAGCTGTTCGTCTATGGATACTGCACGACTAAATGCAGGATCGGTGTTGCTATTGTCGGTAAAGTTGTCAACAAAAATACCGGTCTTGTAGCGTTCCAGTGTTGGGTTATTGTTGTCACGTATCTGCAGATTTTTAGTACTGCTTTCCAGTAAGTTCAAGCTGGTTAACTGTTCTAGATTTTCTACTCGACGTTCAATACCACCGATGTCTTTCATGGTATAGCGTTTATAGTCACGTTTGTCTACATTGACTTCCGGTGACATGGTGTCATAGGTATAGGGCGCCAGGCTGATAAAGTACAGGGGCAGGGCTTTACCATCGGTTGGTACTTCGGGTGTTTCTGGAGCAAGTCTGCTGCTTGAGCTAATGTTATAGAATTTACCGGCACGATCTAGCACCACAGCTTCTTTGCGAGCCAGATAAAAGGTTAGATCGGTATCAAAGGTTGTATCATAGCGGGGAACAACTGCATTGATTAGACTGTTGTTGGTAGCATCTATCTTGGTACGGAAATCCAGAACGTCACCTAAATTAACTCCAGCAACCTTGGGCACCTTGCCATAGGGAATCTGTGTAAATGGTTCGTAGCTCTTGATGGTAAAGTAATCACCAGAACCGTGTTCAAAATAATCGAAGAAGATTTTGATGCTGCCATTGGGCAATGGACGGCCCGGACGTATGGTCAATTTACCCAGATCATAGAAGGCAGCTGTCTGTCCATTGTCCAGATTATAGTTAGAAGTAACGTCGATGGCTGTAGCCTGTGTACCATCGGTCCAGGTAGTAACAAATTCTGTGGCCATTAAAATCTTGTTGACTCGCAGTATGTCGGCCTGATTCATGACCAGCTGTGATTTGGTTGCTGAACTGCTGCTCAGGAACTCCTGGGTTGCATCATAGGTCAGAGTCTTGGTACGATAACCACCCAATAGACTGTTGTCTACCGATGCGTGTCTTACAGGGAAGATAACACGAGCCGTGGTTCCTGCTATACCTGTAGCCAGGGTTAAACGGAATTGAGTATCACTGATATAGGTTACTGAGTTTACTGTAATCGGTGCGCTCAACGATCCTACAGTATCTTCGGCTACCAGGAAATAGGATGCTGTGGTAGTAGCCAGGGTTTCACCACTTAGGTTGGTACCAGGTGCGCCACTCAGGGTTACATTGATGCTGGTTGTACCTGGACTCAGACCAGTAAGTCTGGATGTTTTATAGACAAAATAGTTGTTGTCAACCATGCTCTCCAGTGCCTTGGCTACTGGGAACACCAGGGCAGTCTTGTCGGCGCCATAGAGTTTGTTGGTAACACGAATCAAACTCTGTGGAGTTGTGCTGCCGGCAATTGTACCATCCAGACAGATAGCAAAGGCCACGCTGTTGCTGCTAATCTTGGTAACATAGAGTTCATTGTTGCCAATGACAATTAAATCGTTGCTGCGCAGATCGGTCTGAAATTTAGCCGCAGCATCACCGACAATTCGCATTGCTGTGCCCGAGGTTGCCGAACTGGTACCGCCATTGAAGTCTAGCAACTGCACCAGTCCATCAAGCTTGCGTGTATTGATGCCCAGAGCATAGTTCTGATATACATTGGCTGCAAAGCTGGCAGTTGTTCCGCTGTAGGGAATGCCATAGACATTGCTGACCAGGGTGCCAGTGCTGGCATTGATCAGAGTCAAGCTGGTGAACAACGAAGAGGTGGCATTGGCGCCCGCAGTAATGGTCATGCGGTTTTCAGTGGCAATGCTGACAATCCTGGATCTGGCTCCGGTATTACCAACATAGATTGTGGTTGGGCGAGCAATTTCAGATTGGAATCTAGTGGCTGTTCCTGTACCAATACCAAATATGGTACCTGATGTTAGACGCACATAGGCACTGGTGCCATTGCTAAATTCTGCAATATAGCTGGAAAATTGAGTACGGTCGCCGGCTCCTGGTGCACTAAGATTGGGTGACAATAACTGTGACTGTGTACCACGAGCTAGTAAAACAATACCCGAAGTTGCTGGAAGGCTGACGCCTGCTACCAGGCCAGCATTGAAGGCAGCTGCTGCAAAACCAACAATCTGCAGTCTGGAAGTTGTTGCATCATCACCAGTGCTGTAACCTATGACCATATAGGAGCTGCAATCATTGGCAGTGGAACCTGTACCTGTAAATGGTGCAGCTGCACGTGCCTGGGCCTGAGCCAAGGTATAACCAGCGTCAGGTACACCGGTAATAGGTTCAACAAATTTAGCACTGGTATTGGTAATGGCACCCGAACTGTCGCAGAATGCAATGATCGAACCTATGGCTAACTGTGAGCTAAAGGCTGCACTAGCTGGAGCAGAAATTGTGAATATGTTACTGTTACCAACTGGAGTTGACGCTACAATTGTTATGCTGGAAATATTGTTTACACCATCCCGTGTCTTCAATGGGCTGTTGTTGACCACGCTGCTCCAGCTTGTAGTCAAATAACGATTTTCAGGAATAGCAGTACCACTGACTGTCATGGTAGTATCATTGGTGATGCCAGTAATTACCCAGGAGCTGGTGGCATTACTGCTGGTTGCTATGGTCAGTGTATCGCCAACTCTGAGCTCTTTGGTGAACGCACTCTGATGTCCAAATACTGTGATGCTGGTAGAAGCTGAAACCTTGGCTGTCAATCCAGTGCTAGCATTGTAGTAACGGTCCGCAAAACTTCTCCAGGGTGCGCTTAACCGACTTCCTTTACCAGCAAAATCTGTTAAACTGCTGTCTGAATAACTAAAGGTTGGTGTGAAGCTGACAGCACCACTGATCTGAACATAACTGCTGGTAACATCGGCACCAACATATTTTAATGCACCACTGAGAGCAAATGCACTCAGGGTTGTGCTGCTAGCAGGATCGGGAACAACAATGCTGACTACATCGCGCTCAAAACTCTTGCCTGGTTCCATTTTAACTGCGGTCAAACCAATCTTATAGGCACCTGTAGGATCTGAATCCAGATATACAATGCGGGCACTGCCCATGAGCTCACCATAGCCCAATATGCTATTGCTACCAGCTGGTATGCCGCGATCATATAATAGTGCAACAGGACCGGTGCTGACATTGGGCATACCTCGAGTCTGTACTGGATCAATCAGCGCATAGTTGCCCAATGATATTGGTATGCTGCGATTGTTCTGTGATGCAGTATCACGAGACTTGCTGATTCTTAGTTTTGCGTTGCTGACTTTGTTGATTTCATAGCCCTGAATATAGGCTTTACCAATACCAAAGGCCAGAACTAACTCACTGGAGTTACCCAGAGTAGTTGTGCTGGTACCAATGTCATAGATACCACGATTGCTCAGTGGCTCTTCGGTATAGCGCCAGCGCACACTACCATCAGCCACACTGGTGGTTTCGTCTACAGTAGACATCTCTTCGGGCTGTGTACCAGTACCACTGATGCCAGCCTGGATACAGGTAAAGTAGCGAGTAGTTGTACCTGTTAAGACCGAGACATAGTCATCGATTTCATATCTGCTGTTTACATTCCAGGCGCCCCGATTGTTGCTGCGGCTTTCACGTACTTCCATGTTAAAACTATCAACAATATAGTTGCCGCTTTCGTCGAAGGTACGACGAGCCAGTGTGTCTTCCAGGATATTGTACTGACTGCTATTGATGATCTGTTGCACTTCACCTTCTTCGACTCTGATAAGTTCAAAAAAGTTTTCCAGCGTGGCAGTCAATGCTATGCTGGTAAAGGTAGTGGCAATTTTAAATCGGTCTGCGCCGGGCGCAGCAACGTTGGCTGTACCAGCTGCATTGTCCAGCAAACTCAGATCCATTTCCGATGTAATAATTTCTTCGGTATAGGCAATACCAATTCTGGCATTGATTGCAGTAACATTGGAGATATATTTTTCAACTACAATTTCTGTGGTTGGTACGCTGACAAAGTATCCGCCCAGATAATAGACACCAGCCTGCTGTGCAGCAACCGCACTACGACCAGTAACGCCTTCACCACCCTGTACTGTGACAGTAGCAGTTAAATTTTCCTTGACATACAAGGTGGCATTGGCCAAGAACAAAGTCTCGTCATTGCCAAAGGCATCCTGGTTCGCTGATTTGTATAATACAATCAGTGTAATAGGATCGGTGTCGGTAGCCTCTACTACCTTGAATACCGACGCTTCGACCGCGGCATCATCGCCAGTTGACGACGTGGTAAGTATTTTACCTTCCAGATAGGTCAATGGTTCAATGCCCAGATTGATGGCAGCAATTTTCACAAAGTTGGCTCGACTATTATAGTTGACCTGACCAGGTATAACCATGCTGCCGTCTTTGAACACATGATTACCAAACTTGGTGATCTGATTCTGTAGTATGCTCTGCAGCTGATTAACCTCACGGGTTTGTACGGCTACTCCGGGTTTAAACAGTACCTTGTAGAACTGTTTATCCTCATCAAAATCGTCAAAATATGGTGACTGGTTGAAATCCATGTTTCTTACCTTTTAGAAATTAATTACAATATTTATTTTTTCGTTCTGAGCCGCGTTGCGTGTTACGGGCTGGCGATAATCCAGGTACATCAATTCTCCGCTATAGGGCTGTAGCTCTGGTGCTATCAACGTTGTGCTGCTGACTGTCTCGCTGTAACCTGTGCCAGTTAATACGTTGCCATTGACAAACTGTTTAAGCTGCTTGGTTCCTGCAGTATCTATGCGAGTCACATCTGTGCCGGTAATAGTACTGGTATCACTGGCTACTGGATTGATGAACTGCAGATTAACTGTACCCGAACTCTGGAATACAAAGATGCCTTGTGCTCCTGCAGTATTGGCTAAAATGGTATCAGCAGCTGGTGCAGTGGTTGCTGTTGAGCTCATGACAACAATGCTGGCTATTCTAGCAGTATTGGCCGAACTTACTATGCTGGTGGTCCAGGTTGCTGTAGACGTCTGATACATTCGAGGATTCTTAACAATGGCTACTGTGCGGAAGTCCTGATTAACTGGAACATCGGCATCTTGGAATCCACTGACTGTGGTGGCAACCATGGCATTGTGTGCAAAGCATTCAACCTGCAGGTTGGAACCGTGACCGCCTACTGGTGCAATGATAGCCGATGCTGTGGCTGCAACATTGGTAGAACTAGCAGTAATTGCTATCTTGGCCCAGGTATAACCAGACCCTGGTGCAGTAACATTGATTCTTGTAATGATACCAGAACTGGTAATGGCAGTAGCTGCTGCGCCCGTACCATCGCCATAGATGGCAATCACGGGCTGACTGCTATAACTGCCGCCGTTGGTGACTAAAATAACATCGATGCCCAGAACATTGCCCACTGAACTAATGTTGGTAGACGGAACTGGTATGTAGTTGTTGGTGATAAAGTCGGCATCATTGGCAGTAATGGTATACATGTATTTCCAGATGTAACCATCGGCCGTAGTTTCTGGTGCAGTACCAACCGTAATTGGAGCCACAGTGCTGGTTATGCCTGTAGTATTGATGCTGTTGGTACCATTGAATAGACACTTGTACACCGAACTATTGCCTGTTACATAGACAATGCTGTTGCCGTCGTCCAGACTGAAACGACCCGACGAAGTTGCAGTGGCTGTGCTGATATCATGCCGATACATGTCATATTTGGTACCACTGACCCAGTTATAGCGTCGGGTTGCCAGTCTGACTTCACCACCAGTAATTCTAAGCGCTGCCATGGCATCGCGCCAGAGCGCATGTTCATTGATGGCATTGTCAGCGGGAATCGGTGGAATTAGGTCAGTGGGCACATATCCACTCTGTACCGCAAAATTGGTGCTAAGCGTGTCATTCCAGCTCTGTGGGCGACCCAGCACCAGATACATTTTGTCAATGGCAAATGTACTGACAAAACTGCTGGCAGCAGTGGTTCTAAATTTACTTGTTACTATGGCCATGGTAGATCCTTGAGGATGTTCTAAAGTTATTTATCGGTTATGCAGCGCCCAGAACTGTTATATTTACAAAATCTGACGTAGTGCTGTTCCACTGATAGCCTGCGGGCACCGAAACTGAAATATTAACGGAGCTATCTCCACGTGATTCAAATCTGGCGCTGAGTCGGTCATAAACGCCCGAACGGTTTGCATTGAATGGAATCCAGGTCCAGACGACCTGACTTGTTGTATCGCCGCTGTTTACTACATTGGTGCTGCTAATGGTGTTGCTGCTGTGTACATAGAATGTATTGGAATATAGCAGGGTCTGCCCAACAGCCACATCCTTGTAGTTCTGTTGAATTTCGTTGTCATATAAGACACGGAAAGTACCAGCTGAGGATACTGAAACAGTAAATCTGTTGTTGCCTTCTTGTGAATTGAAGGTAAAATCCTTCATCCAGGTCAGCAACAAGACCAGGCTGCTGGCTGCGTTGACTGCAATACTGGTGCTTAACACTACTGTATTGGCTGTCAGGGTCAGTGTATAACTGCTGCTGTGATACAGAGTGCGGAATGTTGTAAAGTCCACGTCATTGCCCTGTGTTACCAGACTATCGTCAACACCAATGATCGAACCTGCTTTATCAAAACTGGCACTGTCAGGTGCACCAATGACACGGGGCAGAGGATAATCTCGGCGATAGACATAGCTGATTGCTGATGTTGCAGCAAATGATTCAGTTATAGGCCCACCGACTACTATTAAACTTGTATCGTTAATGATGCTGGTAATGGCAAAACTTGTATTTCCAATCTGCAGGAAGCCGTAGCGGAAGTCTGGTGTACGACCTGTTTCAGTTACCTCTTCGATGGTAACGCCGGCGCTGGTTGCTGTACCTGTGGTAATCTGTGGCAGGAATAGAGTGCTAATACCAGTAACCGAAATGTTGCTGCTATAGCTAGGGAAATACATGGTCAGGCCAGTATCATAGAAATTTCTAAGTATGGCACTGCCTGTGACCAATATAGTAGTATCATCAACAATCGATACCACTGTATAACTACTGTTTCCAATTACCAGTCTTGTTCCTGGAACATTGCCTTTGTTAATGCCTAGATTGTCAATACCAGGAATACCATTGGTCAACCATAGTGTATTGGATGTCAATAAACTAGCATCATGATATCCACTGACTAAAAATCCCGACGTTCTGGAATTTTCGTATCTGGCAAATGTTGCGGTTTTTCCGGTAAAGTTTGCATAGACGCCACCACCAGATACTGTCATGTTACTGCTGGTATTAATACCAGTTAAAACAAATCTGCGATCTGCTGTAGCAGTTAAACCATTAACTAATGAGATTGAAACCGAACTATTTCCTGTTGCAGTCACAAGAGTTAAACTATTATTGTTATTAACCGTTACAATATTAAATGCACGTGATGCTGTTGAAATACTGCTGGTATTATTTCCCCAGTATTTAATTGATGTACTAGTCCAAGGTTGAGTTACTGAGGCATTAAATTGATCGGTTATAGAACTAATAGTGCGTGTTTCTACAATGTATGCATTAACAGGACCAGCACCTTTAAAATATCCTCCAGGAGTAACACTGTCATAGATATTGGTATATCCTGTGTTTGCAATACTTGTAGTTGCCTGTAATACCAATGTAAAATCGCCTTGTTGGCCTCTAATCTTAGGATCTGAAGCCACAACATAATCTACATTGATGTTGGTTACAGTTCCAGCTGCATTGATATAAGGATGTGTGATCCGCACTATACTACCACTGCCAATTTCATCGCGTAATCTTGCAGTAGATCCCGATGATTGATTGCCGTAATTACTATAATATGGTAGCCATTGATCCAATGTTAGAATTGTTGGATCCCAGGGTCGTAATCGTACTGTATTTATACTGAAGAAGCCGGAAGTAGCAAGGTAACCAGTTGGATATGCACGTGTAGAAAATTCTGTAATTAAATATTCACTGAGTCTGGCATTAGACGTTGTTTGTGCAGTATATCCGACCTGATATACCAACCAGGTAAGTTTAAATGGAACATCAATTTTTGGTATGGATTCAGATTTAGCGATAGCGCCTGATTCCGCCATTGTTTTTCCATAAACATAGATACCATTGTCACCGGTATATGGAGTTGAAGATTTATAAAAATTCTTGGATTCCCAGGCATCAATAGTATTGTTAGTAACTGGATCAAACAATAGCCCACTGGGGTGTGCAGGTGCCCCACCTGCAAACCAGATATTGGTAAGTTTAGTCCAACCAGCAGAAGTTGGAGTTTCCCCTGGAGCTGGTGGTACAGGATTTTCCGATAAACTATAATATAGTTCTAAATTTTGACCACCAGTTAGCGAATTGAGGTCATTGGTATATGATCCACTGATGTAACCATTGATCCTGCAGGCATGTAGTGTGCCAAATGTTGGTGTAGCCATGAACCAACGGCCATGTGTAGTTACACTGCTGCCATAGCTAAACAAATACCCATATCTGGTCACAGTGGCAGTACTAGAAGTATACAATAGACCAGTATTACTGGTACCATAGGATAGATCTGGCGAAGCCATGTATCCACCAGGAGGTATGGTTACTATACTTGATGTAAAAACTACGCAGGTAGGATTTGGATTAGGGATACTGACCGTAGCTCTAAATCCATCCCGTGGCCAACGAGAAATCACACCCAGAGAGGTTACCTCCAAAGCTGTAGTTGCACCTACTATGGTACCCAGCGCACTCCAATACATTGGGTTGTTTGTATATACCGATCCCTGTGTTCCTTGTTCTGCTTCTACGTTACCCAATCTAAACAACATGCTGGTAGAACTTGACAAATTGTAGGTTGATACAATAGCAGATACTGCAGGAACTAAACTTTGTACATATCTTTGAGTATACGAAGACTCCTTGGATTCAAAATATCCTAGTGCTGGATTAAACACTACATAATTTATTATAGATGCTGTTTGATAGCCGGCTATTAAATCACCGTTGCGATTTGCAAAATATGTATAATATGTTTTACTAGATCTAAATGCTGGATTATCACTCCAACTACCACCAGTAGCACCAGTGTCTGCAGCATAGTTCAATGTAATACCAGTAGAAGAATTCTCATAGAAAGTCATTTCCCACTGCTGACGTTTACCTGAATATCTGGTTATGTCACTGCTGGCTGTTGAGAATGTAATTTGTTCGGATGTAGAATTAACATTGTTGGCATAGGTACCCGATGAACTAAAGTATGGCGCTAGTAGATACTGTTTTGATTCCTGATATGCCACACCATCTGGTCCTACTTTCCACAGCGGTACATTGACAAAATTCCAGCTGGCCAAGCTAAATTGTTGCTGATATGGTGATATTGCTCCATGCAGGGTTACCGATGAAAGATAGGCTTCATTGAAACTTATTTCCCAACCCTGTGCTCGATTATCAGGAGAGTTACTATAAAATCCACCTTCCCAACGCACAGTAAATATTCGACTGGTTGTGAGAGCACTGCCAGCACTTACACCATAGTATACACGATTACCAAATCTGGCATTAACTTGTACTGCAGTCCAAGGTGAATACGCTGGTCCGTCGGGCTGCGATTCTGATATATACATGGGTTCAATTCTGGGCAACACTGGTTGACTGTAGAACAGGCCATTGCTGGTTGTTACATTGGTGGTAATTGTGTAGCCGCTGCCGTCTTTCCAGTCACCCAAACTTACCCGCCCATGGTGTGAAATAAACAACTGATTATACGATGTAGTAAAGAAGTTAAATGACCAGGGCAGTGTTATCTGCCAGTAACCATTGGATACTGTTCCACTGGTTGGAGTAGTTGATACTGTGAGGCCTGCACCAGTGGTTAAAATATTAAAGTTTTGACCATAGATTGCATTAGGACCAGCTCCAAATGCAGCAACACCATAGGCAACCCAATCATTCTCTGAGGGATACTCATACCAACCATCGTAGTAAATTTTAAAATATCGATTAGGTGTAACACCAAAAGATTGATAGTATAAATTTTTTAGTTTATTGTTCCAGTATGGATTAACATAGATTCTAGGAACGGCTGGCTGGAATGATGATACAGTACCAGTAGTATTGGTTGTGCCATAGGCAGCAATGCTGGTATCAAAAGCCACCAAACCAGTGCTATGCACATAGATTTTAGTTGTTGATGTGTCTAAAAAATAAATAGGAAACGGTACCTGCAGATCATAGCGAGCCCACAATGCAGGATCTGTGTATTGACTCAGACTTGGTTCCTGTGATCTAGAGCTACCAACTGAACTTACTGTAGTTAAACTACTGCCAACAATGTTATAAGTTGGGTCAAGAGTTTCAAATCTGGTAATTAAATAACTGCTGCTTATAGCGGGTAAACTGCTGACCTGAACCAAGCGTCCTGATAATTCTTTGATTACTTTGATGTTACCACCAACATACAATGAATTTAACTGACCATATTCATCATAGATGCTGGTAGATCCAGAAGTAAATACAATATTGGCTGGAAATGGAACATCGTTAATTACAATTCTAGGCGTTGCTTGACCTGGAAATATAATAGGTCGATCAGTTTCATTGCTAACACCAGAGCTGGTATCGCCACCGGTTACCAATAAGTCAGACAGGAATGCTGTACCTGCACCTGATGCATAGTAATAATAGTTGGGCGCGACCGGCGTTTGTGTTGGTAATGTTATTGTACCGGTAATAGCCAAATCATTGATGGTTACAACTGAGCTATAGTATGCATAGATTGGATTGTTGAAGGCATCAACTGTACCAGTATAATATCGCCAGATATTTCCCAGGGGCATTTCTGTGTTAAAATACGTTCCTGTACCTGTTATAACCATTTCACCACCCAAAGGCTGGGAAATACCACTGATGGTTCCTGTTATGCTGGTCACAGGCATGGTATAGCTGACGCTGTCGCGATTGATTGCAGTATTACCCGTGGTAGCAGCTGCACTAACTGTGCCAGTTATACTGGTAAAAGTAAATGATTCAACATAGCTGCGAATATTGTCTGCAGCATTCTGCAGAGCAAAAGTAATGTTTTCGCCACCATAGACAAAGTCTGCAGTATAGCTAACTATGCCGGCACTGGTGGTTTCGCTGGTACCAGTTTTAAAGTTGGCCAGACGATCAAAGGAATAGCCAGGCTGAATAATAAAGTCGTCGGATGTTGCAAATCTTACTTCGGTACTGATGGCATTACTCTGCGCAAAGGTTGTGGCAACTGCACTGACTGCCACACTGGCATCATTGTCCAGTAAAATTTCACCGAACAGATTTCTACCGCTAGGGTGCAGCTGTTCTAGAACAGCGTCTTTCCAGCGATCCAGGGTAATACGAGTTTTAATAACATAGCTAAATCTCTGCCAGTAGATACTGTCCTGTATGACCTGATCCGAACTAAGCTGACTGCGTGTGCCACGTTGTGTACCAGCAGCCACATTGACTGCTGCAGTATTCTGTACTACAATCTGACTGCTGATACTGGTGGTAGCAGTATGCACCCAGTAGGTACCAGTAATGGTTTCTGAGCTGGAGAATGTACCACTGAGACTGCGATTCTGTACAGTCAGATCCCAAAGACCGTAGTTTTGAACAGCGTGTTCAATGATGGCTGTGGCAAAACTGCTGGTACCCTGCACAGTAACATGTTCCAGATTTCTGGGATTGCCAGTAACGGCTCGTACACGCAGAGTCTTTTCGACATACCAATCACCGCCGCTGGTACGGAACAGACTGTCGCCCGGCAATTTAACAGTGATATCATCGTCAAAGAAGGCCCGGAAAAAGAATTCAAAGCTCTTGAGGCTGCCCTTGCTGCGATAGAAGTCACGGAAATTTTTAACCAGTACTGAGCGATTCAGAGCCGAAGTCTGTGGCAGGTTGGGAGCATAGGTATTGACAAACTTGGTGGCCAGACTGCTGGCCGTGGTATCGATGTCGGCATTGAGCTGAATGTTCTGTATAATTTCCTGGGGATTGCCGCCCTGTTCTAACCACTCATAGTATTTGGTAACGAAGATAACAAAGATAGGATAATACTCCTGAACATATTCAGGTATCTGATTATCCAGAAAGTCTGTTATTTTTTTATCTAAGCTCATGTATTGGTTCCTACTGTTACGATATTGATGCCATTTTCGTTTCCGCTAATGACATCAGATGTGGAATCATCTAGCAGCAAAATTTCATTGTAGCCTGGTGTAAAATCCAGACTGTCGGACTGTACTCGAGCATTGATTCTAACGTCGGTAATGTTACCAACATAGCCTGTGATGGTCAATAAATTAATCATTACTTCGCCGGTCAGATAATTTACTGTGCCCAGGTTATTATTTAGGACACCACTGTTGGCTAAATCATAGAGTTTAAGGGTGCCAGTACCAGCATAGTCTGCGGGTGCTGTATCTGCAACATCTCGAATCTGTACTGTATAGGTGCCTGTGGTGTCGGCATAGATAAACTTGGTGCTGAACAATTCGCCAGGATGTAGTCTGGCTGGGAATATTATGCTGCCAGTAAACTGATTGATACCCAGATTGGGTACAATACGTTTCTGCAGATACTGAGACATGATAACACTTAGCACGCTGTCGTCTACATCCATGAGCTGTTCCTGCAGCTGACTGGCATAGAACTTCTTGTTGAATTCTCTGAGATTGGTATCAATAAAATTGGTAATCTTGGTATTGATCAGCGAACTAATCTGCTGAGCAGTACGATTGGTTCGGGCAGTGCTATAGGTTGCATTGACATCAAATTTTAAATAGGTAAAGGTTGGGTCTACAAATTCATGACGCACAGTTACCAGGCTGCGGGGCTGTAGTATGTCCCGCACAATTCTGGTTTTTTCATCGTCGGTTAATATGTAACCAGTCTTGGGAGCTATGCTGATGTACACCACACCATATTCGGGTGGGTTATTTTTTTCACCACCCCAGATGTTCACTGAACGAGCTGCTGGCAAATTGGCACTTATTAAACTGGCATAGTCACGTTCAGTGACTGCCCGATTCTGTGTGACATAGGTATTGAGTGCATTGAATTTAATTTCGTCTGCCGTCTCTTTGACAGCACCACCACTGGGTTTGATCTTGGCTGTAATTGCACGATCGCCGCTAGCCTCGCCAAACAGACTGGCTGTAGTCCAGCTTACTGGAACATTGGTGCTGACATTGCCATTGGCACCGTTGCCCAACAGATAGCTCATTTTAACTATGTCACCGGCCGCTAAATTACGACCCAGTACGCCATCACCAAAATAGATCTGATAGAAGCCTTCGGTATTTTCTTCCAGATAGTACACAGCACTGTTACCATCGATGTTTACAATGTTAGCAACCTCGGTAAAACTTTGACTGAAACTACTTGTTCCTGAATACTGTACCGACACCTGCAGAGTGCGAGTGTCCACACCCTGATTGGGAATTACATACTTGGTGGCTGGCGTTGAGCCTGCACCAACAGTATAATAGTAGTCTAACTTTCTGCCTTCGTAGACTTTGACATCTCTGAAGGTATAAACACCGTTCACAGGACTGGCAACATAGCTTTCAATGTTGTAGAAAGTAAACGGCGTACCGTCTATATTAGTATTGAATGTCTGATAACGATCCAGGGTAACTACTGTGGGATTGCCTGGTACCGACTGTAGTGCAATATCAATCGTGGCCTCTGCACTGTAGGCTGAGCGCGGAGTATAGCTCAGGTGCTTGGCCAGACTAGCCACACTTGAACGTTTCAAGGCTGTGTCAATAAACATCTCATTGGTGACCATGTTGGCCAACACAGCATTGTAGTGTGTGTTATAGGCCAGTATGTCCAGCAGCACGCTCAGGTTACTAGCATCAAAATCATAGTCTGTGAATTCTGTCTGATCTCTGAGGAAGTCCTTGAGATTGGTTTTGATGGTATCAAAATCTAGTTCGGTTACTCTGATGTTGGCCATTATCGTACTCGGGTAAATGTGGTGGTGAATACCGAAGGAGTTTCGGTGTTACGTATTTTATAGACAATCTCTATGAACATTTCATTGTTATCGTTCATGCTGACCTGTACATCCTGCACCTGTACACGGGGCTCAAATTTAACTATGGCATCGCGTATTACACGCTGTGCTATACTCATGGTCAGTGGGTCGCCTAGTTCAAACAGCAGATTGTGAATCTGACAGCCCAGCTCGGGCTGAAATGGTCGATCATAGTGCTTGGTATGAATCAGATTGCGAAGTGCGCCCCTGATGGCGTTGTCGTCGAATTTGGCAGCGACGTCGCGTGTGCGCGGGCTGCGTGTGAATGCAGCATCTAGGTCTGAGTATGTGCGATTAGCTCTGGTCATGTTATTATTTAGCCTCCGCAGAAGACGTTGCTTGAACCTTCTGCAACTGATGTACAACCTGTGATGGGATCGCCGATGCGACCTGCTGCTTTGCCATTGACTCGAACTGAACTGCTGCCACTGGCTATGGGTGCCTGATGTGCTGGACAAGGAACACCAGGCAGCACGTGTGTTGTATTTAAATCACCAACACGACTCCAGGCCTTGCCGTTGACACGTACATTGGCGCTGCCCTGAGCGCGATAGGGTACTGAACAATGAACTACGTCGGCATCACCGACTCTGGCGACTGCGGGCACGTTCTATCTCCATTAATTGTTGTAGTTTTTCATTCCAGCCTTCAATTTGATCATGTTCATCTTCGGTATGCGGACCTGCAGGTATGTCAGGCACAAACTTGATGACATGATCAAAGTCTGTAGGAATGTCTTCGTAGTTCGTATAGGTCTGCAGTTTACCTGCTCGCATTACTGTGAACTCAGCCATTATTTGCTTAGATCACAGAGGAAGGTTTTCTTGATACCGTCGGGTCCAACTGCTACTGCATGATCCATGAAGGTGGCTACCTTGGGAAAAGCACTGCCAACTGCGCGATTGCCTGCAGGATTAAAGCTCACATGAATCCAGCTGGTAAAGCCGCCCTTGCCATGATAGTATTCTAACAGTAACTGATCATAGGCTATGTTGTCACGTATCCAGAGTGCGATGTCATAGTGTTGTTGTATGTTACCAAAGCTTAGATCTACTGCCTGACCGATCAGATGCTGACTCTTGGCAGAACCGCCTGAAGGTACATCAAATCTTAGCAGACTATTCATCTGCATGTTGGGATACTTGGCCTTGATTGGGTCCAGCACATTGACAGACAGTCCACGCAGGTTGTCCATGATCTGTGATTTGGTCAGACCAGCGTGCGTTGTGCGATTGGAGTTGCCCCAGAAGTCACGATTTTTAGCTGCACTTTCACTGCCTACATTGGCCAGGTCACCGAGTTTGAAACTGCGGCTCAATTGAATAGTATAGGGGAATTCACGATAGCTGCTAAACTCACCCATCTTGTACGGTGTAGGAGGAACAATGGCCGGAGGTCTGGTATCCGATCTCTTGCAACCAGCTGCCGAGGTTGCCTTACCGGCTTCGATGTCTGCAGGATTGCGTTTACCGTTGGCCACATCATTTTGTTGCTTGTTGGGATCTTCGCCACCGTCGTTGCCACCCTGGAATTCAGTGTCGGGATCACAGCCTACTCGAGTCAGTGGCGTAATAACATTGTTGATGGGCGACGCAGTTTCCAAGGCACTTAGTCCCGATGCTGTAGCCGATCCAGCTACACCATCATTTAAGTCTATGGTAGATCCATCCAGTCCCATGGCACCTGCAGATTTTATGTTCATGGTGCCGCCAGCCTGAGCATACATACTACCGCCGGCCTTTAAATGCAGGTTATTAGTGGCTTCCATGTAGATGTTGCTGGCACGAGCTTTAAGATCGCCAGCCACGTTGATGTTGGCATTGTTCTTAACATTGATGGTAGTTGTTCCCCAGACTTCCATGTCCAGGGTATCCCGACTTAGTATGCGGGTAGCACCATCTACAGTAACATCGTATTCGCCTTTGATGTAGACCTTGTTGTTGCGAACATACACACCATAGGCATCACCCTGTACATGCTGATGAAATGTACCATGCTGATCCATTTCCACAAATGTGCCAGTGCGATGATACAGATGCAGACGTTCACGCTGCGGTGTATCATCCATTTCAATGACATGACCACTCTCACTTTCTACCACATGATTGAATGGATAGCGAGCGCAGTAGGCTGCCTCGGGCTCATCCCAGCTACCATTGTTGGCAGTAGCCACGCCTGTGATCCTCTGCTCTGATTTGACCTGTATGATGGTGCCCGACGTATCGCCCGTGGCCAGCTTGTTGGTGTCTGGACGATCCTGATAATCACATCGTGGATAGGCACTGTTGGGATCGGCAAATGGCGGAGGATTGCCCAGCTTGGGGTCATTCAAGATTTCTGTGGCTGGTGTGGAATTAGGATTGGGCTGATTGGTGTTGGCTCCTGGAGTAGATGTACCAACACCAGGAGCAGTTGTACCAGCAATACGATCACCGCCGGGCGTACCAGGAACCCAGTCAGCAGCAAATTTGGCCACCTTGTTCAACTGTTCCTGTCCTATGCTGCCCTTTTTGCGTATGTCGCCACCAACAACTATGCTGGTTACTAGTATGTTGCTGTCGTTCTGTGTACCACCTGGATAGTTGATGCCTGTGTTGCTGGTGGCTCTGCTTAAATTGGTCTTTAAAAACCAGGCAGCAATTTCGGCTGCAGTTTCAGGTTGATTGGCCAAGTCTGGATTGGTTACTAATCGATCGTCGCTGTAGATTTCCTTGCTGGCCGCAGCATAGTTATACTTGCCAGTGATCTGAATAAATCCACGACCACGATACTTGTAGCCATCGCCAGCACTGATGTTGCCCAGACTACGTCCAGTTGTAGTACTTGCGCCATAGATGACTTCCGCAAACGTCGCTGTACTGGCCTTGACTGCTGTAATCTGTGCGTCTGATAGTGCAGCAACCCGATCGCCAAACACTGTGCGAATTCTTTCGTTGCTGGTATTGGAATAGGAACTTAGATCCTCGGACTTGGTTTTACCACCACATTCTTTTTCTACATTGCCTATGACAGCTGCTAAAAATTTACCATCGGTTAATCCACGCTTTTTACAGGCAGCTACAATTAAATCATAGTTGGTGTTCTTTTCCTGATTTTGTGGTGTTGGTGATTCTGTGCTGGTGGACGCTGTTACTGGATTGCCTGCACTATCTTTGACTACATTGCCTGAACTGTCCTTGATTACGCCGGGCTGATTGCCAGCTGCAGCTGCTTCTTGTGCGCCACAGGCACGTGAACGATCAGGCAAACCGCCTATGGTTCCCATCATCATGGGCTGTTGTTTGTCCTTGCCGTCGGCAAAGAAGCCTATGACCCAGCTGCCTTCTAGTGGACCTACCGGCGAACTTCCTTTGCCGCTGATGCCTGCCGACGTTATTGGCTGCATGGCCATGGCCCAGGGCAGATCCGAAGTAGGCAGGACCTCTTTGTTGTCCAGATGATAGCCCAGTATGCGTACACGACAACGACCAACCTTCAAGGGATCGTTGCGGTCTTCAACAACACCAATCCACCAGAAGAATCCGTCTTCTCCAAAAATATTAGTTATGGCGCTCATGCTGTATTCCCTTGTGTATCTCGGTAGCTTTCCTTGACAATCTCCATGATCATCATGTGCTTGATTAGTGTAACTTTATGACGTATGGCAGTAATTAAATAGTAGCCACTGAACAGCGGATCTTCACCGGTTTGTGTCTTGTCTGTTTCATCTTTGGGAGCTGCATCTGGATAGCTCAGGTAAATAACATTGCCTACCTCGGCATCGGTTCTGCCTGGTACGGTAATGATCAACTTAAAATTACCCAACTCCTGCAGCACACTGACACGCTGTGGCAGAGTCTTTTCAATGATGTCGCTGACATTGGCAGGAGCATTGTTGAACAGATTTTCGTGTCTGGGATAGAAGTGAACATAGCTGGCTGGTGCGCGCAAGGCATCATCATTGAATGGAGCTTTACTGCTGCCTGCAATATCTTCCAGATGTTTGTAGTCCTTGTAGTTGGCTACATGATCATAGTCGAAGGTCTCATACTTCTTGGTCAGCAGATCCAGAGTAATCAATCTGTTGGCATAGTAACCGTTCTGTGTATTCTTAAATCCATTGAAGGTTTCCACAATCTCCAGATCTTCTACCTTCTTATAATCGTTGTCGATGTCACGCACATAACGACCATCGGCACTTTCACCGGTAATTTTATTGGCCATGTTGATGTAGTCACGATAGATCTGTTTAGTGGTTACTGCATTGTCTATGATGGCTTCCATGTTGGCAAAGTAATAGCCCTGAGTAGTCTCATAGAACAGAAAGCTCGGACTCTTGTAGGCTCGGGTGGTGGCACGAGCTGCCAACCAGTTTAAACAGTGCATAGGATGCCAGCCTGGACTGGTGAATGTGACTTCATTGTCAGGATCGCCGATAACAACCAGAGGACTTTCATCGCCAGCCTCACCAGTATTTCTGGGTATGGCCAGATTCTCGGTATAGATTTTACTGATCACCTCAATCATCGGCCCTTTGAAGGTTCGATACACTGGCGCCAGCATGTCAATGAACAATTCGGTTGAACAGAAGTGCAGGATATAGCTCTGCATGCCTGTATCCCGCAACATCATGCGATTGGTAATGCTGTAGACTTTGAAGGTCTTGTAGATATGCTGCAGCAGGGTCGGCGTCTTGATCTTTAGGCGTATGTATTCATCGCCAATAATAGGAAACTTACCCA